TTGGAGAAATTAGCAGAAGCAGAGCCAAGCTCATTAGAATCAATCAAAAATGATTTTGAGGAGTATTTAAAAGAGTTCTGTACTGAAAATGACATTAAAGACCAATACGACATCTACCCGGCTATGTGGAATGCAGCACTTACATATATTTGCCAAAATACTTTTAAGGCTAATCCGAGTATTTTAGCAATGCCTAGAAATATAAATAATGCCTATAACTTAGAAGCTGTAGATTATATATTAGATATATACGCTTATGAATGTTTTATACATAATCAAGAGATAAGTGTAGTTGGTTTTCATTTGTTTTCAGGTATGTCCTTAGATACTATATATAGTCTAAATAATAGCAATAAAAGATGTGTTGTATATAAGGATTTACAGGGGAATGTTATTAGTAATTTAACTGTAAGCAGGCTAAAAGAGGGGGAATATGTAAAAGAGCTAAGCACAAAAGGGACTGACATTTTTAAAAAATTGAAATTATTTTCTGAGGAAAGTTTGACAGCTCTGATGAAAGACAGGCGCAACAATCCAATGAAGTACTTGCCTATTCTAAATAGGCGCTTCGGTTGGAATCTGCCAGGAGTAAGCCGGGAAACGTTCGGAAAGACAGCATTGACAGCGGCGGACCTCCCAAAATTGGGAACGGAATTGGACGAAAACGGCGCACAACTTCCACGGTTAGAAGCGTGCGAAACGTTAAACAATTCAGACACAATTTAAAAGTGCCGTATTTACTGGTGTTCAAGCTATTTCGATATGCTTAGAACTTCGCTAAACATGAGTTTAGCGAAATGTATAAAACAAATAGTCAGAAACAGCAAACAAAATAGCAAATAATCAAACAATTAAATAACGGCAGATAATCGCCTACAACGGTGATTCTGTTAGGGGGTGGGGGTTGAATAAAAACAGCCAGCCAGCCCGACTAAGTCCCAAAAATAATCTCAAAAACAAAAAGAGGTGTATCAATGACATTAAACGAGTATCAGGCAGAAGCAATGCGTACAGCAAGTAGAACAGCCACAGCACACGAAGATAATCTTTTGCTTAATGGAGTGATGGGCTTAAATGGCGAAGCTGGAGAAGTGATTGACATGGTAAAGAAAATGCTTTTTCAAGGTCATACGCTTGATAAAGACCACATGGCAAAAGAACTGGGCGATTGCCTTTGGTATTTAGCCGTAGCCGCAAAAGGCATTGGATATGACTTAGATACCATTGCTGAAATGAACAAAGCAAAGCTTAGAAATCGTTACCCGAACGGTTTTGAATCCGAAAGGTCGTTACATCGGGATAGCAAAGGCATTTAAAGCAAAACAAACACCTTGTCAAACAATGCTGTAAGAATGGCTACAAAGGATAGTACAATGAGGTGTGCGGGAAATAGAGTTGGGAATACCCGCAAAACAATGCCCTATAGCCAAGCGGTAAGGCACGGGATTTTGATTCCTGTATCACCGGTTCAAATCCGGTTAGGGTAGCTGGGCTTTTGATAGCCCTTTTGTCCCATTCTTTGGTACCCCCTTATCTCCCGTTAGCGGAAAGCTGATTAAAGGACCGTCACAAGGTCCGGCGGGATTTACAAACATGATTACCCCGGTGCAGATAGGCTTTTCAACCTTGCCGGGATACACTGAATTGAGTTAAAACTTTTCGGGATACTGGAAAGTGTAGGCTTTTTGCTTGAAGCAATTTAAGCAAAGAAGACAGCAAAGCTGTCAACAAAGTGGTGTAGTATATCATCATAAGGACGTCAAAAGTAGAATCCTTGTGGCTGACGAATAATAAACGCTTGCGGTGCAAGAATAACCTGTTTGTGTTCGTGGTGTGAAAGACTACAAACAAAACAGGAATTTCATTAAGTCGGCTTGCCTTGAATCCGGGAAACCGGAGTATAACACAAGAAATTCGTTAAAGTAGCGGTATGGCAAAACAAAATTTTTTTGATTTGCAAAAAAATTTCCGAAAGAACCGTGAAATTTGCAGGTTAAATTCGCTCCCTGTACGTGCTTGACAGCGGTAAGAAGCCGAGGGTCGCACCCAAACGCTCAGACTTATCGTCACGTTGACTGAATATGGCTGTAAGTATGGTGAATAAAGAGAAGTCTTAATCATGTTTGTTTTTTGGAAAAGCGGCAACGATTGGCGGTGTTGCGGCAGACTGTAAATCTGTTCCCATGTGGTAAACATTGGCGGTTCGATTCCGCCCTTTTCCATTTTTTAAAAAAAAAATTAAAAATAAAAAAGAGGTGCAGTATGGCAAAAGGTGTTCATGCAGTAGATAAGGACAAGTTTATTGAAGCCTACAATAAATGGGCAAGCGGCGAAGTAACGATAACAAAAGCGACAGAAATAGCCGGCATGAGTTATCCGACATTTCGCAAATATGTAGGCATATTAATCACGGGCGGGGAATTTCCTGACGGCTTATTTAAGGATTAGGAGATTATGCATGAGAGTAGAGATTAAAGGTAATGTATATGGAATGTCACGCAAAGAGTACAAGCAGTTTCTTAAAATAGCAAGCAAAGCTATACCATGTGGCATTTATGCGGCTGAAAAGGGAAGCACTGCTATTATGCTGAATGAAAAATACGGCAGCATTGAAGATTTGAGAAAATCCGTGTCCGAATATAAAATGAAAGGGTTTAAGGTGTATTACAATGACAAGAACAACGATAAAAAAATTTTTTAAAACTCTTAATAAAACACTTAATATGTTTATGTTGGCTTTAATTCTTTCGGCTTTAATAGCTGGTCTTAGAATTATTTTAGAACTTTTATTTGGTGTAAAAATGGCAGCAATCGCTGTGTTTGCTTTAATGTTTGTTTACATTTTTGTATTAAACTTTTTGAAAGGGTGATGTTCATGAAAAAAAAGAAACTTTGCGGATTAGTTATGTGCTTTTTACTCTGCACGGCATTGGTTGGTTGTAGTGCGTCTGAAACTAATAATGCAAGCATAACAAAACTTCCCAATTCGAGTATTTTTGAATTTGTTGACCAAGATACAGGTGTTCATTATTTGATTTATTCTAACAAATTAGCTAACGCAGGAATGGGTGGGATAACACCAAGATTAAACTCGGACGGAACAGTAATGACAACAAAATAATCAAAATTACCGGCTGACAAATAGAGCCAGCCGCTAACCAACAAAAATTATTGGCAGAGGTCTGAAAGTACCTTTGCTTTTTTGGAAAGTAGAGGTGCTTTTCTTTGGCAAGTTCAAGCCTTATTTCAGCAGTAAATCAATATGAAAAGTATATTGAAAGTAATAGAATTAGTGAAGCAGTAGTAAACGCATACATAGAAGCCGCTCAAGTTGCGTTACAAACAGAAAAAGACATTGAATATGGATTAAAGGTATCGGCAAGAGCAAAACAGTTAGCAGAAAAATTCATTTTTGATTCTACAGGCGGCACGGCATGGGATTTAGAAAAATTTGCATTTAAAAATAAAGTGCAGTACGACATACTGGATAAATACTATAGTGTATTACTTGCGGAAGCACAAAATAAAATCGTTGACAGCGGCTTTATGTACCTTGAAAAGAAGCGAGAACCAAAAGAGCGGTTTTATATGCCACGGCGCAAACAATTTCTTAAAATAGGGCTTACACAGGCTTTACAAGGCATGATTGACGATAAGTACGATATTTTGTGTGTGTCGTTGATTCCCGGAGCTGGAAAAACAACAGTTGAAAAAATGTTTAATGCACTTGTGGCTGGCTGGTATCCAAAAGACTTTAGCTTGTTTTATTCGCACAGCGGCGATATAACGCGAATGTATTTTGACGGTGTGTATGATATTGTTACAAATTCAGACGAATATACGTGGAATGAAATATTTCCGAATTTATGCGTAACAAGCACAAATGCAAAACTTGAACAATTCAATATAGGCAAATACAAACCGTTTCCGTCTGTACAGTGTACATCGGTAGGTAGCAAGAATAGCGGAAAGGTTAGAAGTTCAAAATATTTGTTGGTCGATGACTTGATTGGGGGGGTCGAGGAAGCCTTAAATCCAACGATTCTTGACAAGCTGTGGAACAAATACGCAGTAGACGCAAGACAACGTAAAATACAGGATACAGACGGTCATAACTGCAAAGAAATTCATATTGCTACACGCTGGAGCGTTAGAGATGTGATAGGACGTATTCAAAATATGTATGCAGGCAATCCACGAGTAAAAGTTATTGCAGTACCGGACATTGATCCGGAAACTGGAGAAAGTAACTTTGACTATGAGTTTAGCGGATTTACTAAAGAATTTTTTGAAGACCAGCAGTTATTAATGGACGATATATCATATCGCTGTCTGTACAAGCAAGAACCGATTGAACGTGAGGGCTTGCTGTTCCCGGACGACAAAATAAGAAGATACTTAAATCTTCCACACGGAGAACCGGAAATAATCACGGCACAATGCGATACAAAAGGAAAAGGAACAGACTACTTTGTCATGCCAATACTTCAAAAGTACGGTGAGGATTATTACTGTGTTGATTGTGTGTGCGATAACACAGCAGATTATGAAATGCAATATGAAAACGCGGCAAATGTAATTGTGAATAATAAAGTTCAAGAATGCGAATTTGAGCGAAATGCGGGCGGCGACAGAGTAGCAATGGAAGTCAATAAGCGTGTACTTAATAAAGGCTGGGTTTGCAATATTACCGATATGCCGACAGAAACGAACAAAGAAGCACGAATTTTTCAGTGTTCAAACTGGATATTACAGCACGTTATTTTTAAAGACCCGCAGTTGTACAGTCCAAAAGAGCCATACGGTGTCATGGTTGGACTTTTAAAGCAGTATTCAGTTTTGGGCAAAAAGCAGTTAGATGATGTGCCCGATGTTTTTTCAAATTTTGCATTAAGAATCACGCAATCAAATAAAACGGCAAAAATTGAAGCCGCTATTAATCCATTCCGCAGGAGGTATTAGTTTATGACGACAAAGGAATATTTACAGCAAATTGGAAAATTAAACAAAATGATTAACAATAAAATGATTGAACTGGCACAGATGAAAGAAATGGCATACAGTATTAAAGCCGTGGGAACAGATGAACGTGTTATGTCTTCTAGTGACCCGGACAAAACAGGCTGTGCATATGCCAAGATTGAAGAAATGGAAGAAAAAATTAACGGCATGATTGACAACTACGTAGATACAAAAGAAAAAATTATTAATCAAATTGAAAGTATAGAGGACGAAAACCTATATAATATTTTATTTTTAAAATACATAGCAAAAAAACGGTTTGAAGATATTGCGGTCGAAATTGACAAGTCATGGCGGCAGACAATCCGATTGCACGGAACGGCGCTCAAAAAATTTGAAGAAAAATACGGAAAAGAATACTTGTCATGTCATTGAATGTCATATTGATATTGTGTTATTATTATAATGTCAAATAAAAGTAAAAGTTCCGAGGAAAGCACTGCTACAGAAATGTGGTGGTGCTTTTTTCATGCCAAAAGAGGTTGAATATGAGGTTTTACACTAAAAAAAATAAGGCTGTAATGTGTCCGAATTGTGGCAAATTATTGACGTATGCCGATAAAGACGACCCCAATTTACATAAATTGGCTTGCAAGCATTGCCGTAAGTGGATTTGGTATTATCCGAATGATGATGATAAAAATGAAGCCAAAGAAATCCCGGATACACGTTCTTCAAGCGGAGTTAGATTTTACTAGGAGTATTAAATATGTTAAATGATGTATATTTCCACGAACTCGTAAGAGGTTGTTATGGACGCAAAATTGCATATACCAATGTTGAAAAAATAACAGCAGATAACGTTGTTAAAATCGTTGGAGATTGCATTGGTGTATTTAACTATAACAAGCCCATTATCCGGTATTTGTGGCACTATTATAAAGGCGACCAGCCGGTATTATACAGAATAAAAATGCAAAATGAAGATATAAACAATAAAGTTTGCGAAAATCACGCATATGAACTGGTCCAATTTAAGGTTGGACAAACATATGGTGAACCAATACAGTACGTTAGCCGAAAAGACGATGAAAAAGTCAATAAAGCGGTTGATACGCTGAACGATTATATGTCTGACGCTAACAAGCAGGAAAAAGATATTAAGGCAGGAGAGTGGCAGTCAGCGACCGGTACATCTTTTAAGGCAATACAGATTGTCGATGGCGACATACCGTTTCGGATAATAGCACCAAGCCCAATGAACACCTTTGTTATTTACAATAAAGCTACAGAAGAACCGGTGCTTGCTGTGCAGGAGTTGAAAGACGAAAATAACAACTTTTATAAGCTGTGTTATACAGATTCAATGACATTTAAAATTCAAGACAGCAAAGTTATTGAAAGCAGATTGCATGCGTTTGGCAGTATCCCAATTGTGGAATATCCGAATAATCACGAAAGAATTTCGGATATTGAATTGGTTATCGGCCTGTTAGATTCAATAAATACCATGCAGTCAAATCGAATGGATTCGGTGCAGCAGTTCGTTGAATACTGGGTAAAATTTATCAACTGTGAAATTGATGATGAAACTTTCCAAAAGATGAAAATGAACCATGCACTCGTTGTTAAGTCTATTAATAAAGATAACAAGTCAGACGTGGAAATTATGACGCAGGAATTAAACCAAACACAGTGTCAAGTTGCCAAAGACGACTTGTGGGACAATACATTGTCAATTCTTGCGATTCCAAACAAACAGGGAAACACAGGCGGAGATACGCAAGGCGCGGTGGAATTAAGAAATGGTTGGGATTTCTCGAAAACAAGGGCAAAGCTTAAAGATCCGATTGTAAAAGCGGCGGAAAAGCGGCTTGCAAAGGTTGTGTTAAATATTATACGGATTAAGGAACATGATTTAGGCATAAAAATGCGGGATTTTGAAGTGCAAATTAATCATAGTCCACAGGATAATATGTACACTAAAGCACAAACACTTACAGTATTGCTTCAATCTGGCATACATCCACTTGTGGCAATTAAAACGGTAGGGCTCTGGGGGGATTCAGAAAAAACATTTGTTCTTTCAAAACCGTACCTTGATGTTTTATATAAGACTGTTAAAAATGTGAAAGAACAGGAAACTAAAGCGCAGGAAATAGTTAATCAACTTAATAATCAGCAAAATAAGGCAGTTAACGAGCAATAATCGGTAACTGCTTTTATTTTATAAATTTGCAGTCATGCGACAAATGGCAGAAACAATCGAGCGGAGAGAACCGTGTAAAAAAACGTGATTTTAGGAGGAATAAACGATGACAAGAGAACAGGCAAAACAGAATCTTATTTCAATCGGAGTAGCAGAGCCGACCGATGAGCAGGTGAGTAATTATCTGAATCAGTTAAACGGTGAAACAAAGAAAGAAAAAGATAAAGCGGCAGAGTATAAAGCGAAAGCTGACAAGGCAGACGAACTTCAATCAAAAATTGATGAAATAGAAGCCGGAAACCTTACAGAACTTGAAAAAGCCAACAAAGCACTGGAAACGGCAAACAATCAGATTGCGGAGTTACAAAAAAACAATGCAATTAGAGATTTGCGTGAAAAAGCCATGACGGATTTCAAAATCACGGCAGAACAGGCAAAGACGGTTGTAAAAGAGGACGGAAGCTTTGACACAACTGTTCTCGGACAGATTATTTCAGAGAAAGAAACCGCTTCCGCGCAGGCAAAGGAACAGGAAATTGCCAAAGGTACACCGAATCCGGGCGGCGGCGGTAGTAACCAAGATTCAGAGAAGACAGAAGCAGAAAAAATAGCCGCAAGTCTTATCTCAAGCAATTCAAAAAGTCAAAGCAACAATGATGTTTTGTCACATTATTTAGGAGGTAATTAAAAATGTCAAACATGCAGTATGAACAGACTTCATATGTCGGAAACGTTCAGATTTTAAAAAGACTGCCTAACGAAGCAATTCCAATGACACTTGATTTTACAGATGTTGTTGAAAAGACAGCTGACGGAAGAAAGATTGTAAAGGCCGGCACACCAATCGGAAAAAATGGAAAGGCAGACAACACGGCAACGGTCGTAGGCATTTTGAGATACGATGTCACAGAAGACAGGCCGCAGGGTGTGCTTTTAAAGAAAGCATATATCAATAAAAGCGTGGCTGAAAAGCATTCCGGTGTTACATATGACGCAGGCGTTTCCACAGCGCTTCCAATGATTGTATTTGAATAATTTGGGAGGTATATAGATGTTAATTAATGAAGTGTTAAACAGTAAGTCTATTGCACTTACAACAACAGAAGAAGCAAGTAATCAAATCCCATATCTCGGATTAAATTGGTTTCCGGAAAGAAAGAAACAAGGGCTTGATTTAAGCTGGATTAAGACACATAAGGGACTTCCGGTATCGCTTGCACCGTCAAATTTCGACACAATTCCGACACTTAGAGCAAGAGAGGGATTAAGCAAGGAAAAAACACAAATGGCATTTTTCCGTGAAGGTATGGAAGTCGGCGAAGAAGAAATGCTTGAAATTGAACGTATTAGTTCTACAGATGACCCGTACCTCGCAAGTGCCTTATCAAGCGTATATGACGATACTAACAACCTTGTGAGCGGCGCAGAAGTCGTGCCGGAACGCATGAGGATGTCGCTTCTTGCTACAGAAGCGGGACACCCGGTTATTGCTATTGAAAGTGACGGTGTACAGTACGCATATGATTACGACAAGGACGGTTCATATGCAAAAGACCATTATGCAAAGCTTGAGGACACGAGCATGTGGAGTGATACAGTGAACTCCAAACCACTTACAGACCTTAATAATGCTCGAAAAAAATTACAGAAGAAAGGCAAGATTGCTAAATACGTTCTTATGAACACCAATACGTTTCAGTATTTACTTGAAAATGCACAGATTAGAAATTCAATCCTTGCACAGAATCTCACGGCAACGATTGAGGTTGATGACGACACGGTAATTTCAGTTGTTCAGAAGCGTACAAAGCTTACAATCGTCCTGTACGACAAAATGTATATGGACGAAGCTGGGAAAGAACACTATTTTTACCCGGACAACAAAGTAACACTGTTGCCGGACGGAAAACTGGGTAACACGTGGTTCGGAACGACACCGGAAGAAAGAACTGCAAGACAGGTCACTGATGTTGACGTGACGACATATGGAACAGGAATTACGGTCGCTACAAAGGTTGAGTATGGTCCGCCAATGAAAATGTCAGTGTTTGCTTCTGAGGTAGTATTGCCGTCTTACGAAAATATGGATAGCACATTCGTACTTGAGGTTCATCATGATTAATCGGAGGTAGCATATGAAATATCCATATATCGTTATTAAAAACGGGAAATGGTATACGGCAGGCGAAGAAGTCCCGGACACCGTGCCGGGAAACAAGCCCACCGGATATACCAAGACTGAAATCAACCGTATGCCGACAGCAGAATTGCAGAGTTTAGCGGCACAGAACGGCATTGAAAATGCGGCGGAAATGAGCGGAGTTGACCTTAAAGCAATCTTGATTGAGAAGTTAGGATTATAAGCAGGAGAACAGCATGGAAGAATACACAACATTAGAGCAGGTAAAAATCCGGCTCAAACAATTTCATATTGAAACGGTTGAAAATGAGGATAACACTGAATCTGATGTTGTTGTGTTTGACAGCAAAGAAGACAACTTGCTTCTTGAACAGCTCATAAAACAGGCAACGAAAGATATAATTGCAAAACGGTGTTATCCGCAAAGTTATACGCAGGAACAGATTGACAATGACTTGAAATGCTATGAAAGTGTAATTGTCAATCTTGTGGTATATGACCGGTCACAGGCAGGAGAAAACTACATGGCAAGCTACAGTGAAAACGGTGTAAGCCGTAGCTGGAAAGACCGTGATAGCCTGTTTGTAGGGGTATATCCGTTTGTAAAAGCATTATAGAAGATTGTGCGTTACGTTTTATCAGCACCGGGGAAACGTAGCAGGCGGCACACAGTAAGGGTGGTGGGAGGTGTGCCACAAAAAAATGAAAGGCGGTATATTATGCCAGTTGCAATAATTATAAGTATCATATCGGTTGCTTTTTCCGTCTTTTTTGGATTTTTTAGTCTTTGGTTTGGTTTGAAAAACAACAAACACACAGACACAAAAGACATTGAAGAACGCGTAAAAGAGAATACACGTATCAATATGAAACTTGACGCCATTTCAAGCAATACAACTGAAATAAAAAATGAAGTGTCAGAAATGAGAAAAGAGATTAATTCTCACGATACACGAATTATCAAAGTTGAAGAAAGCGTGAAATCGGCACATTACAGACTAAACACTATTGAAGAACGTCTGAATGGCGAAAAGGAGATGTAATATGAATATTTTAGAAACATTGACGTCAAACATCATGATTATTTTAGCGGTAATCGGCGCAATCGCGTTTATTGTGTCGGTGATTACACAGGTTATCAAAGGAGTAGGTGTTTTTGCGAAGATTCCAACTGACGGATTGGTACTTGTGTTATCAATCGGCATTACAGTAGCGGCATTTGTAGCATATATGCAGTATTTACACATGACTATCCTGTGGTACATGGTTTTAGCCGCAATTATGGCAGGCTTTGTTGTTGCTTTTGTTGCTATGTATGGCTGGGAGAAGCTTTCCGAACTGTGGAAACGGTTCGGAAAGAACGTAGATTGATATGTTGGATATCAATAAACAAAAGATGATTTACGCACTTAAAGACGGCAGAACACCGGTATACCAACTGAATAAAGACGGTTCAATAAAATACATCATTGTTGACGGCGAAGAAGTCCCTGTCGAAACAGGAGAGTATACCACAGGTTTTAAAACGCCTGTGGTATTTTTTTCCTCTATAAGCAATAAGTTAAGCGAAGCTTTAATAAAGGAATTTGGTGTAGATAATTCTACGAATTTTGTTCAAATTGTGGAAGACAAAGGCAAATTGCCGTTAGATGTTGGCTCGCTTGTTTGGAAAAAGTCAGAAGTGAGGTACAAAGATAAGGATAAAACAATCATTGATGAAACCAGTTGCGATTATATCGTTAAGGGTGTCGCTGATGAGGGATTAACGGCAGATTTATTTCTTTTACAGAAAAACGTGAGGTAAGCCATGGCTACAAGACCAATAGTTATAACATTGTCCCAAAAATCCGTAGAAAACGCAATAAAACGAGTACAGCAGTATCAATTAAGATTTCAACGTAAACTTAGAAAATTCGTGAAAGAACTTGCTGATGTAGGCATTGCCGTAGTTGATACCAATATGACAGAAGCACAGTATACGTTTGACGGCAAAATAAGAAGCGGTTCTGACACGTCACACAATGCTTACGTAGAACTTAATTCCAATGGTAGTACGGCAGAAGCAAAACTGATTGTACAGGGAAAAGAACTGTTATTTATCGAGTTTGGCGCAGGCGTATATTATAACGGTGCCGCCGGTGCAAGCCCACACCCCAAAGGAGAAGAATTTGGATTTTTAATCGGTTCCTATGGCAAAGGCAACGGACAAAAAAAGGTTTGGGGCTATTACGATGAAAATAACCAACTTGTGCTTACAAGAGGTGTAAAAGCTACTATGCCGGTATTGAAAGCAGAACAAAAGATAATTGAGGACTACAAAAATGTTGTAAAGAGGGTGTTTGAATAGTGATTGATAATCAGTGGGCTTTTGATTTAGAAATGAATGTGTTTTCGACAATCAAGAAAAAGGCATTGGCAATTCTTGAAGACAATTACCCTGATATTAGCATTACAGCAGATGAAGAATCGAGCGATACACCGGTGTTTCCGACGGTATTAATACAGTCTGTTGAACCGACTGAAACAAACAGCGATTTAGAAGCTGACAGAATTAATACTGTAGACTTTACAGCACAGGTAACAGTAACAACAAACCGAAGCAGAAGCGAGGCATTGCAAGTATCCAATGTTATAGCGGATTTGTACAAGAAACGATTGTTTAAGATAAAGCCCATGCCGTTTGTACGAAAAGAGGGAAATCTGTGGACAGCAACTTTCCGTGCAAAGCGCAAATTTGGGTGGAATGACATTTTATAGCAATTTACAAAGAGCCGAAAGGCTCTTATTTTTATGCAATTTTTTAGGAGGTAAACATGGCTACAGGTTTAAAAAGTAGAATTATTTACAGGAAAAAGACCAAAGAAAGCAACGAAAGCGATTACTGGGCTGGCACATACAACCTGTTGATTAGAGCAAAAAGTATTCCGTCACCGGTAGGTGAGCGCAACATGGTTGATACGTCTACGCTTGAAGATTTAGTCGAAACGCAAGAACCCGGAAGACGCGCGGCGGGTTCAATGGCTGTAAGCGGTGCATTTGAACGCGAATATCTTGACAATTTAGTTGAGATTGAAGACGAAAAGTTAGACATTGTTGTTCTTTATGGCACAGACGGCAAAGGTAAAGAGGGCATTTGTGGTTTTATCGGCTCTGAATCATTCGCGCCGGACGAAGCTACAGACGACCATTTAACAGGTACTTGCAACATTGCTATTTCAACAGTGCCGCGTTGGATTCATAAAGACTATGACGTTGCGGTAACAGAAGATGAGAACGGTTATCCGACATCAATTACATTATCAAAAAAATCGTAAGTCAGTCCGGAAAAACAAATAAGGCTGTTGCGACTGACGAGGATACAAAAACAGCCGTAGTAATTTGATAGTTAGTAAATAATATGGCAGGGCGGCAGAAATGCCGTCCCTGTCCTATATAAAGCGAAAAGGACAGGTAATGAATATGAAAACAATTACAGTAAACAGTAACGAATATAAATTAGAGTTTTCTTTTGAAGCGGCAGAGTATAAAGACATCGTGCAGAAAATGTTTAAGGTCCTCAGCGGTGCTTACGTTGTCGAAGAATCAAAGGATATGCAGAATCCTACTACTAAGGATATTATCAACGGCACAGCAAATATGATTGGCGATACAGCAGATATTTGTATTACTGCTTTTTATGCCGGCTTATTAGAAAACAACCCGCTCTCACACGAGGAAGCAAAGACGGTAATGAGAGCCTATATGAGAGAAAATAAGCTTTCGTACAAAAAGCTGTATGACGAATTGAGAGATTGCATGGAAACAGACGGTTTTTTCGACCTGTCGGGGCTGAACGACATGATTCAGCAGATGTACGGGACAGCGCCGGAAGCAACAGCACAGACAGCATAAAAAAATCTGAAATTAATTGGCACAAAATAATTTGGGAAGATTATTTTCCGACAGCTTTTTCAATCGGGATACACATAGATGAGTTTAAGCACATGACACCGGCAGAGTTGGGATACTGTATAAAAGGACATGAGCTGAAAAGAAAAGAACAGGATAGCGATATGTGGCACTTCGCCGGTACATATGGAATATCTGCCCTTATTTATGCGATAGACCGTTGCTTAAACGGTAAAAAGGCAAGGTCGGAGTACATCAAAAAACCAGTTTCAATTTTACTTGAAGAAGAAAGTAAACCAAAATCAAAAGAAAGTAATGAGGATGTTGCAATGTTTGAAATGCAACAAAGAATCAAAATGCTGGAAAAAGAGGGCGGCATATTAAGTCCGTCATAGGTGGTAGCATGCGAATTGCTACCACCTTTATTTTTGCGCTAAAGGTGGTGAGGACGTGGCAGATAATGAACTGGACAGCTTAAAGCTTACAATAAAAGCAAATGCAACAGACGCAAACAATGCACTGGATAAATTGGTTGAAAATTTAAAAAATTTATCAAGTTCTTTGGGCGTTATTAATAACGTTAATTTTTCAAATTTTTCAAATGGCGTAAAAAATATTACAGACGCAATGCAAGGAATGAAAAACGTAAGTAAGGCGGATTTTACACGCCTGTCGGAGGGCATGAAAAAAATTTCAAGCGTTGACACTGCCGCAATAAACAAGGCTTCTACGGCAATGACGTACTTAGGCAAGTCCTTTAATTCCATGCAGGCAACCAGTGAAGCAACAAAGCAGATTACGGAACTTGTGACAGGAATCAAGCAATTAGGATATGCCAGTGCCGCAAAAGCTATTGACAATATACCGAAGCTTTCAAGCGCGATGAAACAGCTTATGCAAGAACTGTCAAAAGCACCACAGGTAAGTCAAAATCTTATTGATATGACTAATGCGCTTGCAAATTTAAGCCGTACAGGGGCTTCAAGCGGCAGAGCGGCAACGTCATTAAGCAAAAACTTTTTGAACGTTTCATCTTCTGCAAATTCGGCAACTAAAAGCAGTTGGTCGCTGGCTTCCGCATTTGGTAAATTATATGCTTCTTACTGGCTTGTTTTCAGAGCAATAAACAAACTGGGAGATTCGATTGATATAGCTTCATCACTCATAGAAGTTGAAAACGTTGTACGTACAACTTTCGGCAATTATGAAAACCTTGTAAATGACATGGCAAAAACATCTATACAGGATTTTGGTATGTCAGAACTGTCCGTAAAGCAGTATTCAAGCCGTTTTCAAGCTATGGGTGTCGCTATGGGCTTTTCTCAAAAGAAAATGGCTGATATGTCCATTGAACTGACAAAGCTGACGGCAGATATGGCTTCGTTTTACGATGTAGAACAGTCAGACGTTGCGAGAAATCTTCAAGCAATTTTCACAGGCGAAACAGAGCCATTAAGAAAATATGGACTTGATTTGACACAAGCAACGTTAAAAGAGTGGGCTTTAAAAAACGGACTTGACGCTAATATCAGTTCCATGACACAGGCTGAAAAAACCATGTTGCGATACAAATATGTTATGGCAAATACGGTGGCAGCGCAAGGCGACTTTGCAAAAACTGCCGATACATGGCACAATCAAACGGTCATTTTAAAGCAATCATTTCAAGAACTGGCAGGAATTATAGGTACATCGTTGATTAATGCGTTTAAGCCGTTTTTAAGCGGATTAAACTTCGCAATGACACAGGTTATTAATTTCGCTGAAACGGTAACAAATGCCTTAGGTGCAATTTTTGGTTGGAAATTTGAAGTTACAAACAAAGGCATTGCCGATGATTGGTCGGACGCCGCGGATAGCGCCGATGATATAGCAGACAGCACCGGAAACGCCGCTAAAAACGTTGAAAAGCTGAATAAGGGCGTAAGACAGTTTGATGAATTAAAACTGATTACAACACCGGATTCAAGCGGTGGAAGCGGCAAAAAGGGTAGTGGCACAGGAGCAGCAAATGTGGACGGAGCAAGCGGTGGTCTTGTGAAAGTCGATACCATTTGGAAAGACTATAAAAGTCAAATTAAAAATTTACGCGAGTTAGGCGAGTATATAGGCAATACGCTTACAGATACGTTGAATAGCATTGACTGGGACAGCGTATATGCCGGTGCTAGAAATTTTGGAAAAGGTCTTGCGGATTTCCTCAACGGGCTTATCTCACCGGAATTATTCGGCGCTGTTAGCAGAACTATTGCAGGAGCGTTAAATACTGCTGTGTATACGGCTTTATCGTTTGGGGAAACGTTTGACTGGGAAAACTTAGGATTTTCTATTGCAACCGGGATAAATCAATTTTTTGAAACGTTTGATTTCGCTTCAACCGCAAAAGCTATCAATAGGTGGGTTCAAGGCATTTATGACACAATCAAAACAGCTATAAAAAATATCAAATGGTCAAAAGTGCTTGAGGGAATAGCAACATTAATTGGTGATGTTGAACTAAAAACAGTAGCAATCATAATTGGAGCAGTGCTTTTAAAGAAATATTTCAAACTGGAAATTGCTAAAAATATTTTAAAGGGCATTGCAACGTCAATTTCACAGTCAATAGCAAAATCACTTGCGGCAAAAATGGGTGTTGAAATTGCACAAAACGCAGGAATTTCAAAGGCACTTACGGCTGGAATTAAAAAATCAATAGGAAATATTGATTATGGTGGACTATCAAAAACACTTTCGTCTTTAATGTCAACAAAGTTAAAAGCCACAATCGGAATTGCGGGTATTGCAACAGAGTTTTTAACAGTTGCAACTGTTTTTGAAAAAATTGGGGAAGGTGCTAATTTTACAGTCGGTATGTTGGCAAAAGTGGCGGCAGGCGCAGGAGTGGCGGCGGCGGCACTAAAGCTTATTGGTTTATCCACACCATGGACAGCGGCTATTGTCGGTGTTACAGGTTTGGTTGCGGCTATTGCCGGAATTGGTGTAGGTTATGCCAAAGCACAAGCCGAAGTCGTAAGTGCGAATACGATAATAAGTGATTCGGTAAAACAGACGGCAGAAAGCTTAAATTCAACAATACAATCATCAAAAGACCAGTACAACAGCGTGGGTGAAACCTATGCCGGTGTTAAAAGCGTGGCAGATAAATACTTTGAATTGGCAGATAATTTTGACAATTTAACAGATTCGCAAAAAGAAATGCTTATTGCATACGCAAATTACATTGTCGAACAGTGTCCGGAATTGGCAGATTCGATTGATACGGTAACTGGCGAGTTTAAAGGACAAAAAGATGAAGTTTACAATACAATTTCTGCACTTGAAGCTTATGCCAAAGCGGCGGCAATGCAAGACGTCTTAAAAGACCTGTATAAACAGGAATTTGACATCGGAAACCAGTTGAAAGAGAACAATGAGAAGTACGAAAATGCGAAAGGTGTAATCTATGAATACGTAAAAAAACTAACTGGTATGTCTGAACAGGCATTTAATTCTGCATATGAAATTAGCAGTTTGGGGGACGCATTTGATGTGCTTTCAAGCCTATTAGATGACCCAATGAGGAAAACCAGTGATTTTACAAAAACATCATACAATTTGAGAAAAGAATTAGGATTAAATTCGGAAGAAGTATGGAATTTAGCAAATGATAATAGAGAGTTAAGAGCAACTTATGAACAGTGTGAAAACGCAATATCAAACGCCGCAACCGAAGCAGCAAATTGTAAAAATGAGTACAACAGGCTTACGCAGCAACAAGACGACACTGCGGACAGTTCTGATAATTTGCGGGATACAATGCAACAAAACAATGAGCAAATAAGAGAATCCGTGCAACAGTCAATGTATGACATTGAAAAAAATGTAGCGGAAAAGTCAGGCGAATCTACAGAAGATATTTCAAATTTTTACAACAAGGCAAGTGAAACCTTTGGCAGATTGGGTGTTGTAGGAACAGACGGCGGTACAAAGCTGTATAACGGATTTACGGCCACAACAAGCGGATTGCCGGGATACAATAGCGCAATATTCGACAATATTCAACAAACGGCTATCTCAAAGGCACTTGATACCGGCTCAAAAGCGGGTGAAAATCTTGTTGATTCGTACAAGAAAAATATTGACGGTGTACCGAACACAACGGCAGTTGCCTTCCTGTCAATTATAGACGCGGTAAACGCAGGAGAAATCGGTTCAGACGTTGGTGCTGACCTCATGAATAACTTAGCAGATACGATAAGCAGTAAAGCATGGGAAGTCCATGACGCATTAACAAACGCTATTCAAAATAGTTACAAAATGGAACTGGAAAGCGATGATAATTATAGCGCAGGCGACCCAATGAAAAGTGGATTTGCTAAAATTCGTATTAAAGGGTATGCGGACGGCGGTTATCTTCCACAAAAATATAGCATTGTCATGGCGGGTGAAAACGGAATACCGGAAATTGCCGGAACGGTCGGCGGCAAGTCGGCAGTAGCGGGCGGCGCAGAAATTACGGGTATTAAAGATTCCATTTACGATACGTCACAGCGAGAGATAGCACTGCTTAGACAGCAGAACCAGTTGTTACAAGGAATACTCAACAAGGACTTGAGTATAAGCCAAAACGACATTGGAAGCAGTGCAAGAAAATACGCAAGAGAATATTTTAAAAGAACTGGCAAACCGGCATTTGATTATTAATGCATGTACAATAGATGATAATTAATCTATTATAATACGTGACAACTTGCTTTGCGGCGGAATCTATTTTATGTAGGTTTCGCCTTTTGCCATTTCTTTAGCACATATCGAATGCCGGTATGTGCTTTTTTGTTACCAATTTTTAAAAATGTGAGGTGCAGGCATGGCGTACAACGGCTTTTTGATTAAAATTGGAGATTATACGATACCGGACGGATTAATCAAGGCAGATTCCTACAGCGCATATGCAAATATGCAGGACATTGACGATTACACGGACGCAAACGGATACGAGCATAGAAACGCTGTTGAATTAAAGGCATTAAAGGTTGAATTTGAAACCAAGGCAATGCTTACAAATGAAACATTTGAAGTGCTGATGAGCAATATTCGCAACAATTTTACAAATTCGCAGGAGCGTGGCTGTTATATTACAGCCTATATCCCAGAATATGATGATTATGTTACACAGTATGGCTATATGGCTGATTTTCAGCCAACAATTTACGGCACATACGGAAATGTAATTCGATACGATTCAATCAGATTTGCTTTTATTGGAGGTGTTTACGGTGATTAATTATCAATACGCAGAATTGTTTAAAAAAGATAGCATAGATAAGCAGTTGACGATTGAAACGGACGATAAAACGACAAAAATTACAAATGTTGAACTACATCAAGAACAGTTTGAATTGACAGAAAGCATTTGTTCGGAATCTGAATTGACAATCGGAAGCTGTGAAGCGGCGGTGCTTAAATTTACTGTATCAAACATTTTTTTGCCGATGAAAGACAAAATGATAACGGTTAAAACGGTAATTGATAATAACACTGCAAATCCGTTTCAAATTGGCAGATATAAAGTATACTCTGACACACCAACGGCAGATAGAACAAAGCGTGATATTGTGGCTTATGACAGTCTGTATGACGTGATAAACGCAGATGTGGCGGAGTGGTACAATACTTTGCTCCCGGATAAAGACAGCGTTACAACAATGAAAGCTTTTCGGGATAGCTTTTTTGGATATTTTGGGATTGAGCAGGCGGACGCACAGCTTGTAAATGATGATATGAAAGTAGAAAAGACGGTTGAGCCGGAAGAATTAAGCGGTGCAACTGTGCTGAATTGTATTTGTGAAATTAACGGCTGTTTCGGACACATTGGACGTGACAGCAAATTCCATTACATCTACCTTGAGCAGGAGATACAGGGGCTGTATCCAAGAAACAACCTGTATCCGGCAGATGATTTGTACCCGCGTGAGCCGAAAAGCACGAGAATAAGCAAAAGTCTGTATATATCGGCGCAATACGAAGATTTCCTCGTGAAAACTATTGATAAACTGCAAATCCGAAAAGAGGAAGACGACATCGGAGTAATTGTCGGAAGCGGCACAAATGCTTATGTGATACAGGATAATTTTCTTGTTTATGGCAAAGGCAGTGAAGAACTGACGGGAATCGCAAATAACATTTACGGAAAAATCCGGGGAATTATTTACAGACCGTTTTCTGCGGACTGCAAAGGAAACCCATGTATTGAAGTAGGTGACGCGGTCCGTCTGCCAACAAAATATGAAATCATTGAAAGCTATGTGTTAAAACGTACGCTAAAGGGCATACAGGCACTTAGGGACGAATATGAAGCAACGGGTGAAGAATACCGTTCTACACAGGTAAATAGCGTGCATAAAAGCATTATACAGCTTAAAGGAAAGACCAATGTACTGACACGGACAATCGAAGAAACAAACAGTAAGATTACGGATGTTGAAAGCGGATTAAGTTCTGAAATTAAGCAGACGGCAACGGATATAAGGGCAGAAGTTAAAAACACGACTGATGGTCTAACAAGCAGTATTGAGCAGACTGCTGAAAGTATTACTTCCGAAGTTAAACGAGCAAAGCAAAGTGAAGAAGAATTGTCTTCTAAAATTACGCAGACTGCTGAATCAATCACATCAGAAGTCGGCAAAAAATATGAAACAAAAGAAAATGCTACAAATACAAAGACAGAGCTACAAACTTCAATAAGGCAGACGGCAGACGGATTTACGGCAGAGTTGTCTAAACAGGTAACGGAAACTAAACAATATGCTGAATCTGCCGCTGAAACGGCTGAAAGTAATGCAAAACAGGACACAGCAGATAAGTTAAAGGATTACAGCACAACAACGGAAATGAATACCCGAATCAATGCCACAGCAGAGGGAATTTCGGCAGAGGTAACCCGAAAACTGCAAAGCTACAGCACTACAGAACAGATGAATAGTGCAATAAGGCAGACGGCGGACAGCATTAATACAGAAGTATCAAAAAAAGTAAATGGCGATGAAATTATTTCAAAAATTAACCAATCTGCCGAAAACGTTTCGATTGAAGCAAACAAAATCAATCTGAACGGCGCTGTGACGGCTAATCAGAATTTTAAAATCGGTTTGGACGGCAGTATGGAAGCGTTATCCGGACTAATCGGAGAATGGCAGATATTTGACGGATATTTGCGGTATGTTTTAGGAGAAAATGCACAGGCACTTTTAAAACCGGACGAATTGCTTATTAGTAGAAGTGCCGGGGCAAACTTTCACGCATATCCGGGATTGTTGTATATGCAATCTGATGACGGAGAACGAAGCATTTCTATTGATTGCAATGACGGAAGCATTAATTTGGGCGGAAGCTGGACAACTCCGTGGGGCGACATAGAAGGATAGAAAGGAGCAGGCATGAATAAAACGTATGGTCGTATAAATTGGGAAAATTATCCGAGTGATGAAACACCACTGAATGAAAGTAATCTGAATAAAATAGATGTGGCTACAGATGAAATTGACAATAGGGTAATTACACTGGACACTACAAAAGCGACTAAGGAAGAAGTTTCAACACTGGTGCAGGACGTTACATTTGAAGAAAAGACAGGCATTATTACTATTACTAAAAAAAATGGCTCAAAAATAACGATTGACACGCAGATGGAAAAAATCGCGGTAAATTTTTCATATAATGCCGAAACACAGCAGATTATTTTAACGCTTATTGACGGTACAAAGCAATATATAGACCTGACAGCATTGATTACGCAGTATGAGTTTTTGGACAGTGACACGGTGGCATTTTCGATTGACAGTGCTGGAAAAGTGTCTGCAATCGTAAAAGAAGCGAGTATTCAAGAAAAGCATTTACAGCCTAATTATCTTGCAGATATTAAAGTTGAAGTTGCAAAAGCACAGGCAAGCCAGTCGGCGGCGGCAAAATCTGAAAGCAATGCAAAGGCAAGTGAAACAGCGGCGGCAACCAGTGAATCCAATGCGGCGGCGAGTGCTACAAAATCACAGAGTTATGCTACTGGCGGCACAAACAGCCGCACAGGCGAAGATACGGACAATGCAAAGTATTATAGCCAACAGTCGGAACAGAGCCAATCGGCGGCGGCAACAAGCGCAGATACGGCAAGTACGAAAGCAGAAGAAGCGGCGGCAAACGCGGCAACAGCTAAAACAAGTGCCGATAATGCCGCGGGAAGCGCAAATTTAGCCAATGAAAAGGCAAATAGCGCGGCAAATAGCGCAACCATCGCAGTTTCAAATTCCAGTGCGGCACAGCAGTATGCTTCCAATGCGGCGGCAAGTGCAGATACAGCACAAAACTATGCTGTGGCAGATACTGACAGCGCAAAATACTATTACGAACAGGCAAGACGGATTTCCGAATCGTTTTCCGGTGCATTAAGACCAATGGGGACGGTTACATTTGCAAATCTTCCGGCGCTGTCAGAAGCGGACGGCGGAAGCATGTATAACATTTCAGACCAGTTTACAACCACTAATGACTTTAAAGAGGGAGCAGGAAACGTTATTCCGGCGGGTGCAAACGTATATAAGACAGAGGACGGTAAGTGGGACGTTCTTGCAGGTACGCCGGTTACTGGGGTAAAGGGTAGTGCAGAGAGTGCGTACAGGAGAGGAAATGTTAATATAACAGCGGAGAATGTGGGAGCGGTGCCTAAGACGGGTGGAACACTTACGGGAGCATTGGGACTTGCAAATAATACATGGAATCCAGTCGGCGATGATGTTGCTATTGGCGACCACAATGTTGCAGGTAATCTTGGTGTAAAGGGGCTAAACGGAACACCGGGGATAAGCTTATACAATCAAGATGGAAGTCATTATGCAGATGTAATTCACAGCAAAAATATCGGAAATCAATCTGTAGACCATGCGACAACATCAGATTCAGCAAGCAACGCAAAAATTGCAAGCGAAGCAAATATAGCTGACCTTGCACTAAAGCTTGGACGGAGTGGCAATAGAAACTATCCAATGACCTTTAACTGGGCAGGCAAAGGCGGGCAGCCTACATGGCTTTGGGGTGGTGAAAACGGAGAAGATATGTATGTTTACAATCCTAGTAATTTCAGTGTAAATTATGCCGCAAGTGCAGGAAATGCCGCAAAAGTAAATGGGCACAGTGTTAATGCAGATGTACCGTCAGACGCAAAATTTACGGATACAAAAGGAAGATATATTGGCACTACCGTAACAAAGCCACAAGATAAAACAGAAATGTATATCACATATCTTTCAAGCGGTTATATTGTAATGGCAGGAAAAACAGTAAGTAAAAGCTATGCAATGAATACACAATATGGAAATGCGTTTTGGGCACCGTTCACAATTTATTTGCCACCTAATATTGTAAAAAATATTGACAGCGTGAATATTACTCCATTTGCGGAAACAGGGCTGATAAGTGCAAGCATAAACGGCTATACCAGCGAACAAATAACGGGATTTGTTTGGTCGCCACAAAACGAAACAAAAAGCATATCATTTCATGTTACCGTACATGGAAGGGCATAAGGTAGGTGATTGGTATATATAACGACAGCAGTTAAAGACACGAAAGTGTCTTATTTTTTTACCCTAAAACACAATAAAAATTATATTTAGCCGCAGAACAGCGGCAGAAAGAGGTTCATATGAGCAGATATTCAGTAATTGATGTAAGTAAGCATAACGGAGTTATCGACTGGGATACCACAAAGGAAAATGTTGACGGTGTAATTATTCGTGTCGGTCACGGCAATGACAGCACAAACCAGGACGACCCGCAAGCAATCCGTAACATGGAAGAATGTGAAAGACTGGGCATTCCGTATGGTGTGTATCTGTACTCTTATGCGTTAAATAATGCCGAAGCAGAAAGCGAAGCGGCACACGCACTGCGCATGGTAGAGGGCTACAATCCGGTGTTGGGTGTATGGTTCGACATGGAAGACGCGGACAGCTATAAAGAAAAGCACAACTTCAACCCATACGATAACAGACAGGAAATTACTGATTTTTGTAAGATTTTCTGCGACAGAGTATCCGAAGCAGGATACAAGACTGGTGTTTACGCAAGCAAAAATTACTGGGATTCAGTAATCTATGCAGACCAGTTATCCAATTATGAAGTATGGCTTGCACACTGGAGCATTTCAGAGCCGTCAATGGATTGCCTGTTATGGCAGTATACATCAGACGGTGAGGTTGCCGGTGTACCGTCAAGCAGAGTTGACATGAACTACTGGTACGGCGAGTTACCGGAAGTTGACGGCGGCAG